CTGCTTACCTGCTATAACAACAACTGTATCTCTTACCATCATCTGCTCCTTGTTGTTCACTATAACCATAGTATAGCAAAAATCAAAAACCTGGTCAACTCTAGGGTCTTTTGTTGCTCAAAAACAACACTTAGTCTATCACGGCTTGTAATCGTACATACTCGCCACCCCAAGTCCTAAACCTTATATCACGTTCGCTAGAGGTACGCTTGACCTTGTTGGTGTAGCCTGCTAGAAAAAGCATAGTCTCAAGTTCTCGGGCCAACCGATCAGCCTCAGACTTGTTGTACAGCCTAAAAGTCAATTGACGCAAGCCCTTGTTCTGCTTATTCTTGTCGGTAAAGGTACCAGCATAGCCAAAACCTCGGCCGTTAATGCTTCTTGCAAACTTACGCACAATTTTAGTGGTTGCTAACATAGCATCTGCTCCCGGTTGTTTACCGTACCACGAGTATAGCACGAATGAATAACCCTGTCAACTCTAGGGTTTTTCGCAGTTTGTGGCAGAAAAACAACGGTTTATAGGTAGTTATTGCCATCTTAGTTTGAAAAACAGGTAAAGTTCGGGTTGTAGGTAGTAGACTCGGCGTTCATAGGGTTCCGCCATATTAGTCCACTGACTGGAGTCTTGGCTGCGAATCCAAGCATGTATTTCATCACGGTCTGCTATGGGTTCAAAGTCAGGGTCGTCGAAACAGAAGATTTTATCGCGGTTAATGAATAACTCGTACTGTCCCTTTCTAGGTAATGTCGTCATCCCCATCTCAATAAAAAAGCGGTTACATCAGATTCATGTTTGAATTCAAAATCACTGTAACTGGTGCGGCGACCAACTTGGTTCTCCTGGCACCAATCGCCTATTAGAGCTATTTCGTCCGGCCGTATTGCAAAGTTATTATTAGCCAGGTTCAGCTGTAAATAGATTCGTCCTCTATTTTCCCAACGACGCCATCGCATGATTTACCAATTGGTGTTCTCTTGCGGTCGATCGGGTAATCTAGTGTAGTTTAGCACATTTCCCTGTCCATATTGAGCTTCGCCCAGCATTCGGGCGGAATAGTCGTCGTTGGCCCAGATTCGAGTATGCGCGGTTTGATATTCATTGATTTTGATCCATAATTCATATTCGTACACGTTGTCCTCCTTGATATATTGGCACTCATTGAGTGCCTGATAAATTTGACCGCAGTCGATCGCATGTTCACGGTAACCTTCCAGCAGGGCTGTCAAATAATGATCGCCCGGCAGAAGATCTGCGTGTCCTGGTGTCATTTGGTAGACCATGGCTCTAAATAATTTACGATGCTGCCTGATCAAAAGTTTTTTCCTAGTATAGTATGTGGGATATCCTTCAAAGATGTCAAGACTTAACAAGCATTCATTGGTAAGATCCCAGAGCAGTCCTTGGACTTGGCTATGTGGTGATCTAACAACATCAGCATGATGAGCAAATCTAAACCTGTGCGACAACAATTGTGCTGCACCGAGACAGACAGCATCGGGACATCTTTTCATCATGGCCAGACTATTAGTATTGTAACCGTAGGCAAAATAAAGCACTTATGACCACCTTAACATAAACATAGTGAATTCTTCATCGGTATTGAAATGTATGACCATACCCTGCTGTTGACAGCTGATACCATTTTCCGAGCAATATTCCCGTATGTCGTATTCATTGTTGATCCACCATTTTGGATCAAGTATGATGACACCTATGTGTATACCATAGACACTACGAAATACTTCAAATCGTTTATTGGCCACTGAACTTCAGCATAAACAAAACAACATCAGACTCATCTCTAAAATAAAAACAGTCTATGCCTGGATACCAACGATGATGCAGACCAATTGGTGAATCGGAGCTTGATGTAGGTTTAGGACCAAAAATTTCTATACACCAATCCATATATGGTTGATATCTACGATTCCAGGGTACTATGACTCGTGTGTAAGGAAAATTCTTACAGGGTTCTACACGATAATCTTTTGAAAACATCCCTTCATTCCAAACTTTGGAAACCTTAGCTGTAGTCACCATAACAATACCTCATAATATACTGCTCCACACTACGTGGATCGTGCTGGTAAATCTCATCCGGGGTACGCCCACGCCAGTTATGGTTTGGTATCGTCCACCACTGTTCAACTAGCGAACGACTACCAGTTAAGGCAAATAAATGTTCGTTTAATTCTTTTTTAGTCATTACTGTATCCAACTAAAGTTTACACCAAATTTGTATCCGGTGAAATTACCAGACAAAGAGGCTACCAATGATCCATTTTGTGCCAATGGAGTTCTATAGCCTGTAAATAATACATTATTGGCTACCTGTTGTAAATCTAAATTTTTTCGAACAACCACAGGATCGCCTACCACTGTACCATCTTCTAGTTCGCGATAATTATATTCGGTCACGGCTGTAATTCTAGCTTGTCCGGATCGAATTCTAGGCTCGGTTCCGATACCAAAGTTTAGCATGTCTTTAGATCTAAACAAGTTACTTTTTACTAGGCCAAATTGGTAGGTGTCGGTTCGAATACCAGAAAGAAATTCTACCATACTTAGGTCATTATTCTGTACTCTGGTAAATCCCTGACCATATCTCATTCGAAAAGACAGATCCCGAGCCACTGGTAATTCCACTGTGAACATTTGCCAGGCAGTCGAGCTTGACCCTAAATCCAACGCACCTTGCCCATAGTTACCTATAAAACCATTGCGTTCATTGACTGAACCAATCTGCAAACCCAACTTTGCCAGACCAATTGATTCGCTGAAATCCAATGCAGATCCCACAGGAGATACCAGTGTCATCAGTTCTAGGTTTTCTAGATTAAACTTTAAGGGCACATAGCCAGCGAAAGACAAATATGGACTTAGAAAATCATACATAGCTGTTCTAGTACGAACTGCTTGGGATAAATCTGCCGTGTAGTTTCTGCCGATGTTGTCGATCGTTTGTACATTGGTCAACAGACTGTTGGCTCTAAGTGTAGTTGCTAACCCTGGACTAAGACTAGTGTTGGTGTTGGCTAATACGGCACCAGTGCCTGCATCGCCATTGACTGGTTTTGTGGTCTGCGCGATTCTAAGAACACCGGTGGGTCTAGTGGCCAATTCAAAATTAACCAGACCGCGTCCATAAACATCGTCGGTGCCTCGAGCTCCCAAATCAGTGGTGGTATTAAGAACTTGTTGTACTAGTTGTTCGGGCTTTAATTGCGGCCATGCTTGTCTCATTAGAGCCATACCACCACTGACGAAAGCGGCTGCCGGACTAGTACCGGTAATACTAGTAGTAGGAGCGAATAGTGTTGACAATGGCAATGATTGAGCAGCAGTCAAATTTACTCCCGGGGCCACTACATAAAAATCTCTGGTCAACACTCGGTCTAAGCACACAGGTGAACCAAAATTTGATTGACAAATATGTCCTGCTCGGTTACTAAAACTGGTAATAGTATTGGTGCTGTCTACTGCGCCGACTACTATCATCCTATTATCCATCAATGATTTTCCTGTTCTAGTATCAACAGCTGATGCAAATTGTCCCGGAAATCCTGCATAGGGTAGTCCTTGATTGCCGGCCGAAACAACAAGAATACTATTTCTTGATGTGGTCAATGCATAACTGGAAAGATTTTTTGTGTAGTCAAACAATGCACTGTAGCTTGGGGCATACCAAACACCAGTGGTGTAATTTACTCTAAGACTTTGTCTGACAGAGTCCGACAGTGTCAGCCCGGCACTGATATTAATCACATTAGCACCCATAGCACTGGTCCAGTCTAGTGCACGAATCAAAGCCGATTCATTCATTGATGTACTGGTACCTCCTGGGCCAACTTGTGCCAGTAACAACACAGCATCGGGAGCCATGCCGATCATGCCGGCATTATTTCTGGCGCCGGCAATGATACTGGCCATTGCGGTACCGTGTGACCCCCAGGTCACTGCGTTACCGGTGATAAAATTACGACTAGCGGCTACTTTAGTTCGAAGATCCGGATGATTGATATCAAATCCCTGATCAATGACTCCCACAGTGACTCCTTTGCCCGTGATGCCACGAGACCAAATTGTGTCAATGTTATTCAGCTTAATTGCATTGCTGTAGCTATCCAATGGGGGTATATAACCAATGATTTGTGCTTGAGCAATAAAATTTACGGACATCAGTCCAGATAATAACCCTAGTTTAAAACGCTTCATTGATTTCTCACCATTGCAATCACTGCTTGAGCCTCTGTCAATGTTGACATCTGTTCAATTTGATGATTTATCATGCTTTCTTTAATTTCATCTTCCAAGGCATGCCCATATACTTCCATCAGATAACTGGCGTAGATCAATTGTTCATCACTGGTATTTTTATACCATTCATTGAGATCTTGACAGTCGGCTGACAGTAAAAATTTAATTAAATTCTGATCATCACTGGTCATTTTGGTTGCTCCAAATATAAAATACACGGCTATTGTACTATACAGCTAAAAAAAAGCCCTGTCAAATTTTACAGAGACCAAATGGAATTAATTAACTCCAGGGACGACCGAGTATCAATCCGCCCGCGTTGGGATTGTCTACTATGGTATTTCCTGAAAATTTTGTAGGAAGATTATTCAAATCGTAGCTGTTACGGGTCCGATAAAAAGCCTGTGCGCTGTTGGCGCTGCCAGTTACAACACCAGTATTTGATACGATTCGACCCTGTCGCTTGGCCTGAGCCAAATTCAACTTGGCCACTTGCCGAGCCTGTTTGCTAGATAGTGTGCTTATTCCATTGGATGACATAGTCAAGTATTTAGCTTGACTGAGCTCTAAATTCTTTTAGTACTTGATTTGATTTGGGTAATACGGCCAATGGATTATTTGTCCCCATGGCAGCAAAGATATGGCTGTTAATAATGCAGTTAAAGCCTTTTATTTTGATAAATGCAAATTTAAGCAGGGCGAACTCTAGAATATTTGGGTAGTCGTTGTATTAGAAAGTCCATTTGGTCTGCCAAAATATTTCTATTTTGTAAGATCATATGTTCGGCATGATTGGGTTCATAAGGGATATAAAGTAACTCCATACCTACCTCGTGCAATAATTTATCTCCTTTTTTTTGATTACACGTTTTACACATTGTTACAAGATTTTTATAGGTGGTTGACCCACCTTTACTTTTCGGAATAATATGATCTCGACTTAGATCTCTAAAATTAGGAAAATAATTACCACACACAGCACAGATATGTCGATCTCGCCCAAATAGTGTACGATTGCTGATTCCAACTCGAGCATGTTTTTGTGGATTAAATCCCTGTCCACGGATTGCAATGATACTGGGCGTTTCTAAATAACTTCGACTACCATCTTGCTGAATTCCGCCACGATAGCGAGCTACAATGCTGCCTAGACTCCAGGCAACTGCTTGTTTGGCATGATAAGTTATGGCCTCGTCTGTGTCAATCCATTGCCGAGGAACGCCGTTTATGTCTAATGCTAAGATTGTCATGATATTTTCGGCTATCCACAATATTTAATTGCGGGCACCCAAAAAATATCAATGGGTTTAATTTACTATTTAAATTTTCGGCCGACTTTTCTAAGCAATTCTCGACCTACAATACCCTGTTGTATTTCTTCCAAGGCCAAAATCGCATGTTTGTGTTTAGTTTGGTCATGAGTATGATTGGATCGACCAATTTCTCTGGCCCGCACTGCGGCCATTAAAATTAGGTCAAACTTATTACCTGCTCGCGCCGTACATTGTTGAATGTCAATATTATTGGTTAATTGTTTCATTGTCATCCTTAAAATTGTCGCTTATATAAATATTAATATTATCAGCAATGTCATAACCCCAGGTCCAGTTAACATCATTGGCCTCGTTCCATTCATCGCTGTCTGCTTCGGCCTCGATATATGCTTCAATGCCTTGGGCGAACCAATTGGCAAATATTTCTGGATCAAGGTATCCATCATTACCAACTACACCATGCCTGGTAAGAATATCTTTTAACATTGTTAAATTAGTTGAGCCATCCACACACTCTTCAAGTTCTTTGTCGGTTAGTTCATGTACATTTTTCATTTTTCAACAACACCCATAACTTTTAGAATAATTTCACCGATGTCTGTGTGAGACGGACTATGTGCTGTGGCAATCATGGCCGACTGTTCAACAATGTATTGATAGACCCGTTTCTGATATATGTCACGGGAAATCACGCCCTCGAATTCTGAATTGAGTTGGTCACAGACTATTTGAAAGACCTCTTGTGCCTTAGTTGCCATCGAAAGTGTCTCCTGTGTCAGCATTGGTCAACATCATGGGCCCATAGATCCACTGTTCGGTTTCATCATTGATCCAACCGTCGGCTTCCAGGCCTTCATACCCGTCTTCGTTGTAAAGTTCTTCAACTCGCTCACGTTCTTCTTCGGCAACGTCATCGGGCCAGATCCATTCTAGCCAGCTACCGTCGGTCATTTCCTGCATTTCCCAGTCATAGTCTGCACTGAGTAGTTCATAGCCGTCGGGGTTGTCCAAATCAATGTCGGGTCGTTCCTCGCTGTCACATTCCCAGATACCCCAACGAAAGCCTTCGTCTTTGACTGCTGTAACACCATCTCGAATCCAGAACTGTCGTTCCACGGCCGATTTTTTGTTCATATTGGTAATACGCCATCTTGCCATTGTCAATCTCCATGTTTTATGACTTCAACACCACTCTGCTTGAGAAATCTCACACCAGCATCGTCTTTATAGGGTTCACCGTAGTAGACCTTGGCTATGCCCGATTGATAGATTAGTTTGGCGCATTCCATGCAAGGGCCATGTGTGACAAACATGTCAGCATCTTCGGCACTTTCATTGCTGCGAGCTTTCTTGGCCAATGCATTCATTTCTGCATGACAGACTTCAGGTCTGGTTTCTAATTTAGGCTGGTCAACGCTGCCTAGTGTAAAGTTTTCATATTCACAATTGTTGTCCCATCCTCGTGGCGTGCCATTGTAGCCAATGCTGATTATTCGGTCATCTTTGACCACAATAGAACCAACTCGTGCCCGGCGAGCAGTACTGAGCTGGGCTACACGTTCTGCAATATCACGATAAAGTTCAACAAATTTAGATTTCATAGTTGTAATTTTAGATTAAGACTAAAGTTTTCTACAACCAATTTGGCAATAACGGCCATCATGGCGCAATCGCGATCATATACATCTAATTTTGACCAATCATTGTTAAATTGATCTACTAGGCTGGAAACTACCAGTCGGGTGGCCAGCTCTTCGTCGATCTGTAGCATACCCCAGTCAATTGGATCTTGGCTCTCTATTTCCTGAACTAGTTCCAGTATTTGGTCTAAATCGATTTTCATTTTTGGATTCGAGCACTTGCTAGGCTTCTTCATCCCAGGCAGTGATTTCTATTTGCTCCGAAGTGATTGGTAATAGATCTTTTTTATTGTGCATCTTCCTGTACCCACTTGCCAAGCGGACATTGTGCTTGTCTAATTCTAGTTTTTAGGGGCATGAAACACCCACATTTTTTGCAAAATAATGCTGCATAATGTTCGCATTGTCTACAAATTTCAATTCTTTGTCGAGCAAAAGGTTCGGTTGGTTCTTCGTGATTAATTTCTGTTGACATTGTATTCCTTTATAATTGGTACGCAGGGCGGGATTCGAACCCGCAATGTTTCTAATGTGAAGGATTTTAAATCCTTTGCGTTTCACCAATTTCGCCACCCGCGCATTTATTTTTTCCAGACTCTTGATTTTCCTTCTTTACAGTTACTTGGTTGGGAGCACCGAATTCAAACCAATGGACTCGATCTTGTAAGGATCGCCACCTGCCGCTGAATTAACCCCCATTTGTCTTTCATGCATGGTAATACCATTTAGATGATCTAATTCGTGTTGGAAACATCTTGCTGCCAGACCCAACAACCAACATTCATTTTGATTACCGTAGGCATCTTGGTATTTTACTAGAATACGCTCTGGTCTCGCAATAGATATAAACTCTTTTGGAAAACTTAAACATCCTTCATTTTGTGTTGAACACTGCTCACTGGCTGTAATTATTTCTGGATTAAAACAATGATAGACTCGACGATCAACAAACATAACAAATAATCTAGCGTCGATTCCAACTTGGTTGGCCGCCAGACCAATTCCCGATTCTTGCCGCATGGTTTGATAAAGCTGTTGAGCCAGTCGTAGATTATCTCGGGGACGAGAAAAATTCACCGGCAGACAAACCTTGTTTAAAATTGATTTATCTAGAACCAACATGACGCCAGGTTACTCTGCCCCATTGATCGATTCTAGCTATATTCTGGTATCTGACCACATCAACGAATTCAAGTTTCTCCACAAGAATACGCCCCCCTCGTTGAATTAAATCAATGATTTTGATTCGAGCATCTTCATGCAGAGGTTCAAACTTTTTAAACTGCATATTAAACCTCCACTGTTGTCCGTAACACTATTTACTTAAAAGGTTGTCCACAGACCCAGCCTACCAGGCTGATTCTGGTGCCCTTGACGAGGGGAGTAACCTGATGTAAACTATAGCTAGGAAAAGCCACCATAGTGCCCTGTTCGCGTTTGGTTGGCGCAAATTCAGATCCCCTTTTATGTATCATAAGATCACAACCTTCGTAGGTGTCCGGGTCACTGAGTTGAACACTAAAACTAAATTTTCTATAATGTGCACCCATACCTCGAAAATCTTCGTGAGCTATATAATGATCACCAATTTGGTTATAGATAGTATATTGTAGACTTTCAATGTAGTCCAAATCAAAATTATAGAACTGCTTATTAAGCTCAATGATTGCATCAGTTAGTTTTCTAAAAATCCAATCAGTCTCTGTTGGACCAGCTGGCACCCAGCTTATTCTGTTTTTTCTAACTTTGTTGTCAAATTGATGTCGAACAACATTGTCATCTTTGATCTCTTGCAAGATACTGGCCTCTTTAGACGGGTATCTCGACATTATAGAAACAATATTTTCGCACTCTGATTTGTCAAACACATTTGACATATATATCCATGGCGGGTACCTATGCACTTTTAGGTTCCACAAAGTGTTTAATGGTTCGTTATCGATTGTGTTCATGAAAGTTTCCAGTGGATTTTGGAGCGGATAGTCGGATTCGAACCGACGGCATTTTGCTTGGCAAGCAAACATTCTACCCCTGAATTATATCCGCATTTTTTACTTATTCTATTACTCAAGTACTAGAAATTTAGCTGGTCGGAGTGGCAGGATTCGAACTGACGACCTACCGCCTTCAAGGCGGTTGCTCTACCACTGAGCTAATTCAGCAAACAAGTATTTTATTTACTTTTATATTAGCTGTCAACCTAGATTTTTGGGCAAACTAGATGTAAGCGAGATAGACACCGAATTGAGAAATTTGTACAATTTTAAACTACAAATTTAAAAAAAACACACATCGCCTAGCCACTGAAGTCTAGCCTAGACTTATCTCTATAACACAATCGCACTAAAATCAGTAATTAATTATATATGTGAAAGGAATATTATGTCTGATCTACAGGTAACAGTCATATTGACGCCCCGCCAACGACAAATACTTGAAATCGTTGCCACTCGTGGAATCAGTAACAAAAGCATAGCCCGAATGCTCCACATCAGCGAAAGCACTGTGAAACTTCATATGTCGGGTATACTGAAAAAATTTGGCTTACGAAACCGTACTCAACTTGCCCTATTTGCTCGAAATTATACACCGAAGTCTGGCCTAGACTCAATGCTAGATAAAATCCAAGCCCACGCAGCCTAAGTATTTAATGAGAGCAGTAAAACATTAGACAGATGTTATCGATAACAACTCTCATAAAAAACTTAGGAGAAATAGTATGGCAGATCCAGTAACACAACCAGATCTAAACGCTTTTGAGCGCAATGTCGACGGTGGTTTTTATGCAACACGCGGTGACATAAAAGATACCCGTTATGACGTAAACACACGAATCAATGAAGCCAAGGATAGTCTGATCAAACAGATCAGTGCAATTGATAGCTCATTATCGGCAGCCCTTGTACAGGTCGGCAGAGACACCATGGACCTACGTGCTCAGGTAACAGGCCTTGGCTATCAAGTTCGCGATGGTTTCACAGCAGCAGCCAAAGACGCCGAAATCAATGCACTCAAGACACAGATCGAACTGGCCAAGCAGAGCACCTACTTGAGCGACAAGATCGACGCAGGTAACAAGGCCACTCAAGATCTCATTCGTCAACTCAATGACGACAGCCTCAATCGTCAATTGGTCGAGCGCAACACCGAACTAGTTGGTGCGCTGGAAGGTGGACGCTATTGGTGGGGCCGTTACGGCGATGGGCAATTTAATGCTATCAGCAGCCAATTGCAGGCTTTCCAGAGCCAATTGCAAGAAACTCGTCAAGGTATGGTCAACTTCGGCACAATGGCCGGTGTTAGACAAGACAGTACCAGCAACAACGTTCGCTGATATCCGGTTGATGTAGTAGGCAGTGTAGGTCTCACAAGGACCTACACTTTTATTGGGATTGACATGATGAATGCTCTGGAGATGAAACTGATTGCTTTAAAGTTTGCACTGGCTCGTCGTCAATTGGGTTTGCCCTGTGACCAGCGATTTCAAACTAACTCCGGCGCCACAGATATCGGGGCCATAACTCAGCATCTCAGTCAAGGTGTCACCATTGACGATCGGGACCTCACAATCAACAATACCATTGTTGAAGAGGATTGCGACCCCGGTGCCCAAGCTGTGATAACACCGGCAGTACAAACACCAGCAGCATCAGCAGTGTCAGAATCACCAGTTTCTAATCAACCCACTGAAACCATGGCACCAGTGGAAGACATGAGTCTACCATCTCAGGCACTGCCATTGGCCACAAATGAAGAACCTCAACCAATTGGTCCTAGTTTAGATCCTGGACCAGAAACTCTATCAAGCACACCAACATCTATTGGCCTTGGTGGCAGAATCTGGCAATATTTCAGGGACACAGGCAATGGACAACCAAAACCGTGATTTAATTTATCTCAAGCAAGTTCTTGAGAAATTTGCACGACGAGAATTGCTCAGTCGTGGAGAAATTGATTTGGTCCAGGCCTACATCCAAGCAGGAGGTACCATAGATGGATCAGGATCGCAATCACAACAACAATCGCAGGGAACCACGGGATCCACGGGATCAGATACTGGCTCAACTGGAGCAACAGGCGCAACAGGCCCTGAGGGACCTACGGGCGCGACAGGAGCAACAGGACCTGCGGGACCTCAAGGTGCAACAGGCCCCGCCGGAACCGGCGGAGGATCGACTGGTGCAACTGGAGCGTCAGGCTCAACAGGACCGGCAGGCTCTATCGGAGCTACTGGGGCAACTGGATCGTGCAGTTGCCAGTGCCGGGCAATTTTGGTATCACAAGACTACACTGCTCAAGTGGATGATTATTATATTGGTGTTAATAGTCTTGGACCGACTACTATCACACTTCCCAACGATCCTCCAGATTGTCGAGAAATTATTGTAAAGGCAGAAATGGGCCCACCTTTGGGTAACCGCAAAGTAACTGTTGCGGCACCCCTGGGATCAACGATCGACGGCTCCTCAACCTATGTCATAGTAGTACCTTACCAATCAGTCAACCTATTATCAAGGGGTGGGCTATGGCATATTATCTAAGGAAACATCATGGACTATTACACTTATCGTAGATTTTTAGACCGTTATCCTGGGAGCCCATACGGCGGTTATTGCAGTCCATATTATGGCTGCGGCTATCCCGGACCCTACCACGCACCTTACTATGGTGGCATTTACGGTAGCCAAATAGGTTACAACAATCAAAGTATCTATAATGCCGGCTGGATGGCCGGAGTCAATCAAATTTCAACGATCAATAATGTTGGAAGACCCTACTAATCAACAACTATTCACATGTCATATCAAACAAACTTCGCATCTAATATCGATTTTGGAATAGTAAAAATTGGCAATGGCATTGCTGTTTCAAACGGCACCATATCTGTGCAGTCTGGCGGCGGTGGGTGGACCACCGGAATCTGGGTGCCGGCAATGTCATCCAGTCTGGGTGCCACGATAACACTAACTGTTGCCAATGCCAAGTATGTCAAAGTTGGTCAATTGGTAGTGTGTACATTTGATGTCACTGTCAGTGTTGAAAGCGGAGGTGGCAGCAGCGGCATACTTGTAATGTCAGGATTACCTTTCATGAGTGTGTCGGACACCGGGTATGTGGGCAGTCTCTATGTTTCATATTTTTTCAACATGGACTCAGACACTGGCTCTGTCAGTGGCAGTGTAATCAATAATTCTACTAAGATCGATTTATGGCAGGGCACAGGCGGTAAAGACAGTAAAAGTCTATCCAAGTTGACACAGTCGGACATTCAAGTTGGAACCAGACTAGTGGGCACCGTAGAATATGTCAGTGCAGTATAAAAATTAGAAAAAGGAGCTTTTGTGTCTTATCTTTCACAATTCACAACAAAACTTGACTATGGTGTAGTACAAATTGGAGGCAACATCGATGTCACGGATGGCATCGTCAGTGTGCCACAAAACCTCAATACCAATGCTTCGGTGACCTTTGCCAACATCTCAGTGACTGGCAATCTCAGTCTCAACGGTGCTAGTGTCATCACCAGTGTTACTCCCGTAGCAGGCAATGCCGGAATCACATTAGGCAATGTAGTGACCTCAGGTCCAGCAGCTGGATTTACAATTTATAACACTGGTGTTACAAAATTAACAGCTGGCAGCGGTATTACTTTGACAGCCAATACCGGTGACATTGTGATCAGCAGCTTTGGTCCCGACTTGATCAATGTTTATGGTACTACAACCAGTTACACAGCATCGGCCACCGATGAATATATTGGTGTAAATTCTTCTTCGGCAGTGACAATTACCTTACCAAACGGCATTGCCGGTCGTGTCTACACCGTCAAAGATGAATACGGCCCCGGGTCGGGCAAGATCACCATTAGTCCGCAAATCGGTGAACAGATAGACGGTAAGTCCAGTTACACAATAAATGTACCTTATCAATCGGTATCAGTGGTATTTCGCGCCGGCTCATGGCGTATAATTTAATAATTAAGGAGATTTTAAATGGAACATCATGCAAACATACATCATCCAAATACCAGTCCTATGTGGTCTAACACCTGTACAATGTCTTCGAGTATGACCTCACCCACTTATGATGGATATAAATTTTGGTACTGGAATCCCAGCAATATTTACAAAATTTGGTTTGACACTCCAATCGATGAAGAAGATCTAGGCGATGGTAATGTTTGTTACCGTCTACAAGGCAATGTTTGGTTATGTGCAAACGTAACTGAAGAACAGTTACCACCCGTGATTGTACCAATGCCTAATCCAATGGCCAATCTAAAGCCCATGATTTCAGTTACCTCAGTTAAAATGGAAAATCATCCTGACCATGTTTCGGTAATGTTTGGTCAAATAATGAATAACCTTAAATGATGTCAGCAGACACTGCCCCAATGTTTCAAAATTTAGTTGGTAGCTGTCACAGTGTGGGCGGCATCGGGGGTCTTTGATAATCAATATAATCGACAAAATTCTCAGGCATATTGATGGTCATTGACTTGGAAGGGTTCAGTGCTAGAAAAGGTCTTCCATCATATTTAAAAGAGTGTGCATAAGGGCCCTGTGCATCTACATAGTGTAGAAACATTTGTTTTTGTTTTTGTCCTTTAAAAGGGTCTCTCCAATGAGTATAATCCATGCCTTTATAGACTACCATGTCGCCGGGATACAGGTCAAAACTGGCCACAGTGCCATCGTTTTTTTGAAAATTAATAGGCCATGACACAGTGTCTTTGTGCAGACAGACAGTGGCCGAAAACTGACAAGAAGGTCTATCTCTATGTGGTTTCAAGTGGCTACCAAAAAAGTATGTTCTATAGTAACTGTATGTCTCTACTAGATTTTTAGCAACCACACGTTCAATGACCGGTTTTAGATACAATAATAGAGCTTCACTGTGATATGAGCCATACCATGAAAAACAGTTATAGATCTGTTCATCGTTGCAGGGAAACTCCGAATTTCTTTTAGAATTTAGGTTAGTTTCTACATACTCGTGCAGATCAATTATAGTATTAATATACTTTAATAGGTCATCATCTACAGCCTTTTTTACTAATTCATAGCCGTCGTTGTTAAAAGCCATAGTCTATACCCTTTAAAATTAAAATTAATGTAATCGGTCGACAAACTTAACTTGTAAATCCGCTTTTATCTTGGACAGCACCAAAGACCAATCGTTGCCTGGTTGATGTTGTCTATACAATGTCAAGCCAGGATACCATGGACTGTCGGTCCGATTTAGCAACCAACGCCAATCTGCGCTGTATGAAATTGCCAGCCAAGTTTCTTTGCCCATACTGGCACTCAATGCTTGTACACTGGTGCTGACACAGATCATAAGATCCATTGATTCAATGATGGCTTCGGTGTCCTGCCAATCACGAATTTCATTGCCGATGTGCTGTATTCCATATTCTTTAGTTAGTAACGAATCAAGATCCGATATATCTTTATTTACAGAATAAAAATCTATACCTGGTATTAATATAGAACTAAACTGTGTTAAAGGTATACTCCTTCGACGATCCAATAGATAATCGGGATTTCCTGACCAAACCAATCCAACCTTGGGCCTTGTTTTTGCGCCCAAACGAGATTTCCATAGTTGTTTTCGATCGGCTGGTGCTTCGAATTTCATAGGCGGCGGTATAGTTTCTAGCGTAGTGCCCAGAACATATGGTAAACTGGCTAAGTAACAGATGTAATCACAGTCAGGCGCTGGCCCTTCTTGTGGTATATACACAGTCTCGGCGCCATCAACTTGTTGCATCAAAGATTTCAAATGCGGCCCGGTCATTATTGTGACCCTGATTCCTTGATCAGCCAATGGTCGTATAAACCTACTGAAATGTATAATATCGCCGATGCCCTGCTCGGTTTCGACCATCAAACGCATTCCGGGTCTGCGGGTTTTTAGGTCCCAATTTGGTATGCGTACATGTTCCGGTCTCTGAGGTACAATAACCTGACTTTGATAAAATCTTGATTCCCAGTTGTGCCATCCTTGACGATAGTCGCCTTTGGTCAACAGTGTCAAAGCCAAATTCCAGTATAGATTGGCTTCGGTTGGTGCCATACGAATTGCATGATGAAATTCCTCTATAGCACGATCTATATCTAGTATCTCATGATAGGCAATGCCGAGATGCATGGATGCATCAGCATGGTCCGGATCTAACTCTTTGGCTTTTAACAGAATTTCTATGGCTTCGTCGTATCTATAAAGATTACGCAAGGCGATGCCTTTATTAATCAAAAATAAAGGGTTGTTTTTTCCTTGTTTTTCTACTTGGGCAAATAGAGTCAGTGCCTTTTGAAATTCAGTTTTTATAATGAATATACTGCCCTTGTTGACAACATTTTTTACCGACGGATTAATTTTGACTAATTTATCGGCTGAAAACAGTGCCTGATCCCATTGGTTCAACTTGATAAAGTTGCCAAATTGCAGATCTAGTGCTTTTTCGTTTGAAGGAAATTTTCCAAGTATGGTTGACAGCACAGAATTTGACTCCCGCCATTGATTGCTGTCATACAATGATTGTGCTTTTTTAAGCAACTGGTTGACATTGATATTATTTTTCATTGAACTATAATAAAGCAAAATATCGCAGCAGTCAAGTGCACTTTAGCTGTCGTTTAAGAGCTAGCGTGAAGTCTGTAGTGGCCGCCGCCCTCCCTATTATTGTCGCCCTATCCTGGCGACTGCGTGTGGAAGTAGGACTGGGATTCGAACCCAGGAAACAAAACGCTTTGCAGGCGTCGGCATTAGACCACTCTGCCATCCTACTATATTGGTGGAAGGTGTGGGATTCGAACCCACGGTACACTTTGCAGCGTACGACAGGTTAGCAACCTGCTGCCTTAAGCCTCTCGGCCAACCTTCCTGTTGTGGCTCCGGTTGAGGGACTCGAACCCCCGAGGGTGTTAACCGGCGGTTTTGGAGACCGCTGCAATTGCCGCTATGCGAAACCGGAATGGTTTGTATACAATACTTAGTTCAATTCACTATCATCAGACTTGTGTATTTCAGCACAAACCAACTGGCCCAGGATTGTCTGTAGAAACTAAAAACAGTATAACGTTTTTCTACTACGCCGTCTCCGATGTCTATACTCCACTCAACCTTGGGTGCATGATACTCAAAGTCAAAATCAGTACCTTGTTGCAGTCCTTCTGCACGTAATTCATGCACAATGCCAAGTATAGTATCAATTTTTACGTCTGTCAACCTTACTTTTAACATCAAGTAGTTACCGGTTCAATCGCTATAACGCCGGGTACAATTATGTAGCCCACAGTGTCAAAAACACCCATCTCGGCTAAAAATAGTACTATAGCCACAGACATTAGACCAGCAACTATACAATAAGTGATGTAGGCTCGTAACATCTAAATCTCCTTGACCAATTCTATTTCAATTTGACCACTGTGCTCTAATACAAATAGAGTAGCATCTCTTGGATCTCGGAATTGAAATTCCATGTAATCCTGTGTTGGATGAGTAATATAACGATCACCGGGTAGGCCAAACACTTCCATGGCCCTGGCACATACTAGGTTCCAGGGCGTGGGGCTGTCTAGGTTCCAGGCTAGCCTAACTACAGTCATACAACAAAGTGACAGTCAGTGTCAAATTCCATTTGTTCGTAGCCCTGATAGCCTCTTGGGTTAGCCAAAATTCTAGTTGTGCCAATTACGTAGTCTTGGCTTTGATGAATATGCCCGTGTATCCAAGCATGAATCTGTGGATTATCCAAGATAAGATTGCTCAAGTCGCTGGCATACCCGCCGTTTAAAAGTTTTTCATCAACATAGTCTCTGTGAACACTAGCAAAACTAGGAGCGTGATGAGTGATGACCACTGTGGGCATTTCTCTCTTTACAAGTAACTCATCCTCTAACCAATAGCGGCTTTGACGATGCGTTTCTCTGGTTATACTAGGTGTTAACCGATGCCAAGCGCCGTTAGAAGGATTACAGTATTTTACCAAACGATAATCATTCATCATACCACTTAGTGCCTGTGCAGTCAATGGATCATCACCGTTCAAGTCTGTCCAAAGACTGCAACCAAGAAAACGAACATTGTCTATTACCACTTCGTCATTTTCTAAGAGTTGTACATTGTCGGGCAAAATGCCACGAATACGATCAGCAGTTTGATTAAATTCACTGTGATAATGTTCGTGATTGCCCATTACATACAAGACATGGTTATACTTAGGCATTTCTTCTATAAGAAAGCGTCGAGCACGATCAGGACGACCATACCTAGTAATGGATTGACCAAGTTGCACGAACGCGGGATCATACTCCTGTGTAAGTAAGCGTGCCTCGGCAATGTCACCGGCAAGAACGAGAATGTCTCCACCGGGCAACTCTAAGTCACCAAACTCAAGGTGGAGATCACTCATGTACGAAATTTTCATCTAATCACTACCCTATCTTCTTGAACACGATCTGACCAAAGTTGGTGGCCACGAACTCTAACAACATCCGCGGTGTTCTGAGGAAACAAAGCCCACTGTTCACGCCAATAGTTTTCGTCCATACTGGCATTGCAGGTAACCATGTAGACTTCATAGTGCCTATGCCCATTGTACCTGGCTCGTAGTAGAATGGCCTGTACCATTGACCAAGCTGGGTTGCGTTGGGCCGGGCGATCACCTAGAATGTTTAGCAACTGCTCTTGATCCCAGTGAGCATAGGCACTAAGATCGATAATTGATTCAATGCCTAGTTGATCCCAACTGAACAAAAACAAACGACTGCCATCATCTAAAGTCACGCCCGCCCCTGCTAATTAAACAAAACGGCCGGCACGACTACCTGTTACGTCACGAGCACTGACGCTGTAGGCCATACGACCCAGACTATTAGGAGTTTTGTTGACCTTGAGACCAGCATGACGAAACTCAGTCATGCGAGCGCGAAGGTTCTTGATGCCATAAGTGGCAGCAGCCTGGCGCTCGGTCAGGGTACGACCAGTGCCACGAAGATACTGCTCAAGGAAAACATTTTGTGAAGTTGTGATTCGAGTAAATGCCATTGCGGGCTCCTTTTAATAAGAGATTTGATTATATAGTTTACTTCTGCGGAAGTCAATGCTTTTGGCTACATTGATTCCCAGTCGCCGCCCGAAGCGGCCACCCAACCCAACCGCTTGAGGTCTTGGTGGATTTCTTCTGTGATGACGCCTTCTCCCACATAGACATTGCGGGCTATGTCATCGTCACTCCGAATGCCCGAACAGTACCAATCTATGTAGTCGCCTTCTTGTCGCATGTCTGCTATGATACCTCCAGCATAACGCCAACTACAATGCCACCGACGATTTTCCAAGATAGGCATTACCTCCAATTTTTGGAAGTCATTGTTGCACATTGCGGCATAGAGGTTTTGAGCATAGGCTCGGCTGGCTCTGACCTTAGCCAACATCCACTCACAGGTACGGAGGTCGTACTCCAGATTGTTTTCTGCCCACCCGGGCTCGGCTTCACGCTGTCTACGCTGTTCGGCTTCGCTGAGGAAGAATTCATCCATAATTCGAGTGGTGTCATCATTTTCTACGGTGAGTCCTTTCCCAGCCTGTCTGGCCAAATAATGCTGGTGTTGAAAAGTATTACGATCCGGGCTTGAGCTCAGAGTCGGCGGATCGTCTAGTGAGGGTCGCTGTTCCATCTTCTTCAATATTCCAAGTTAGTTCGTCACCGATTTGCCATCCCTGGCTCTGTAACATTTCCTCAGGTAAAGGCATGATTACATCACCGGTTTCGGGATCTTCCTCTAATTGAATTATCCAATGTGTGTCTGATCGTCGTTCAAATACGGGTTCGAATGTTGATGGATCAATGGTCTTCTTCATAATATGCTTTAGCTAATTTAAATGCAAGATCAAAATCTTCTCTAGTATGCAGCTTAAAACTCATTGCACCCATGGTGGTAGGTGTATAAACATAACCAATATTGGCCCGTCTGAGCACTTCAATTAGTCCCCGGCGAGACCATGGGTCTAAAGGAAACAACTCTAGCAGTTCAGGAATGTTAGTAAATTGTAGATACTTTCTCATAGAGCTCTAATACCTGTCACATTCATCACACGAAAACTGCGCCATTCTTGGCGATCGGTGCACCAGACGCTTAGAGTCTCTGCGTTGAATTTTTTCTTGCTTTCGGCTAGTCTAATAGGCAATTGACTTTCTTGCAAGGTACAGGGCATTACTCGTTCTTCACCTGATAACTTAGTAAAAGTAACTTCATAGGTGCCCGACTTTAACAAATCACGCAACCACATGGCTCTCTCTTCTGAATCAATACCAACTAATTCAATTGCACTCATTCATGATCCTTCTTGAGTTCGGCTAACATATACTGTTGGCTACGCAATTTTAACTGTTCTCGCTCATAAAGGTCAACCTGCTGGGAGATTATGGCCATTAGATTAGACAACTGCTGCTGCCCTTCTTCGGTCCATGAACTGTATTCTGGACCCACTGAACTACGAATATAGTAATTGCGACTGTCTTGCATCTCAACAATGGCACCATACAGTAGACTTTTAATCATGTCCTTGGACATGTCAGATTTTTTCGCCATGTTCAAAACCCCTAAATTTGAGAAACCTGGGAAATCTAAGCGAATAGCTGCCATCCTGATTTTGAGTAACTGCGTCCGCACGTATCTCAACCACTTGTCCCCGTACCCGGTCAAGATTAGTCCAAATAGTGTCGCGTAGACTGTCGCTGTAGCCACTGCCAACATTAACTCGTATCTGTCGTCCATCATCTATTCCTTCGCAAACCAATGCTCCTAAACGACCTTGATTCTTACCAGTGCCGGCTTCGACATCCACTACAGTTAAACTGACTTCAATAAAGGGCTTGAGTTTGAGCCAACTTGCTGTACGCTTGCATTCGTACACAGCATCAACATCTTTGATCATGACACCTTCGTAGCCGCCTGCAATGGCTTCACGATTGATCTCACGGAATCGAGCCTGACCCTTGTCGGTATCTAGGTCTACCAGCTCTTGACCTAATACACGCACATTTGCGAGTTCTCGTTGGTGCCTCTCATAAAACACTTTGAGAAAGGCACTACGCTCATACTGCGGGCTCGCATACCGACCTTGTTCAAATGCTGATAAGGGCAGGGCATCAAATAAATGTAGTACAGCATCATTGGCACTGACATCACTTTTTCGATGAACCTGGCGCATCAGGTCCTGGAAACTCGAACTCATTACCTCGCCATCAAACACCATGGCTTCGGGCAGATGTTCAGCAATGGCATGAAACTGAGTTTTGATATGACCAAAGTTTACCAGCTCTTTACCGTTACGACTAAACTGATCAACTCGACCGTCTGGATGCACAACAGTGACGACACGAACGCCGTCCAACTTGACTTCAATGAGTTTTGTTCCTGCCAATTTTGCTTCATGACCAGTACTATCGTGAGCAAGTTGGCAACCAAACACAGGGATGCGGAAACCAGGGTAATCATGTTCTACCACCTTGTTAACAGTTTTTTCACTGACACCGCAGCGCAGGTCTTTGATCAAGATACGACGATACCACAGGTTCCACTGATCTTGTGTACTGGCCAACATGAGATGATTCACAAAATCACGAGCAGCATGGCCGGTGATGTTGCGTGTGACAAAGCCTGTCACAGCCAGTGCAAAGGTATCGTAGTTCAGCCCGTTGGCACTGGTCTGCTGATCGCTGTCCTGTTTCTCGGGCACTTGCCTGATGCCAAAGGTGATCATGGGATCCAAGGCTAGCCTTAGACCTTGGAACAACTCTGTATTACCGGCCCTGGCTTCGGCTTCAAGTATGGCCTCTTTGTTAAGGCGACTGTTGTGCAGTTCTAGGCTGTAGATCACACGCCAGGGATCTGTCTTGGTCATCTTCATCTCCGTAGTTGAGCGGCATTGAGGATTCTTCTTCGAGGTCGGGCACTTCTACTAAGTCTGCAAAGCCCAACCCATCTGTAATATTGTACACTTCTTCAATGGAGCAGTCAAGTTGACGTGCGATTTCGGCTGCTCCAAATCCTATAGTCCACATGCCAATGACTTGTTGGGTAAAGTAGTCCATTTTATTTTGCTAGCTCACATAATTCTTCAAATGAATTAACTTCATAGTTCCACCATTGACTGGGTTTTGGGTGGCCATCTCTGCCGAAGGATATAGACGTGCAGCTACCACTCAAATGTTTATGTGCTTCATAAGGAATATGAAGAAAATATTGTTCTTTCAAGATAGTATTAGTTATGACATAAAGTAATGGGAAATAAGTTTTTTTAATAGTTAAAGTAGCAAAATAATATTTACTAGACGGCGGCCTCGTCACTAAAGCGTGTTTAATTTGTTTACCGGTTACCAAATCGATAGCTTCTGTGTTTTTAGAGCAAAGTGCTACTCCGCTTTTTATACTAATGGCTAATTCAGCCAATTCCCCTATGTTTAGTAAATTATCATTCCGTAATAAATTTATCGCCTCAGAGAGAGTCATAGTCTGATTGAGTTGTTCACCGTAGATAGTCTTTGTCAAAATATCATCCATTACAGTCTCCAATTAGTGGACCAACCCAAAACGCTGAGCACACACCGGACCGTAACCCAATTCAGTGCTACGGCTGTCCTTCAGACTATGATTGCAAAAGCAGCAACTACCGGTAAGACGTCCATACCGACCAGCAGTGGTCTCGGGCTCGGCAGCGAACTCCTGAACCAGTGCTAGTACATCAGCACCAGCACGATTGGTGGCATGGTAGTTGCCATCATTGTCGATACGACCAAAATACTTGTTGTCGCCAAAAGAGCCACCATCTGTGATCATGATCTGTCCAGCGTACTTGCTGTGAACACCTGCACGAGCAAATGCAACAGGTTGACCTTCTGCGGTCTGTAATTTGACTTTGATACGCTTGAGCGTACGACCAGCACGATCAAACATGGCCTGGATGTTGGCAACATTGACAGCAGCCACTGGGGCCGGTGCAGGAGCAGTAGCACGAGCAGTTAGGGTACCAACCCAAACTAACTGTTTTTCGCTGAGCCGTCCCCACCTACGAAAGTTGCTGATAAGGTCACCAGCAAAGTCGCGGTCGCGAACACTGAGTTGACCAATAACTGCTTCTAGAGCCTCAAGTTGGGGCTTCTGAGCAGCATCTAGTGTAACAAAACGAGGAGCAAATTTCTTGTAAGCCACATCTATCTCCGTTGTTTCAGTGTACCATTAGTATAGCAAAAAAGGTCTAGGCTGTCAACTTGTTGTTATTTTACAACTTAGCAATTTGATACAGTATGCCTCTAGGCGTTACAGTTTTGGTAACGCCCTCAGCGGCCCAATCTGCTTCCAAAATACGCAACCATTTACGGTCTTTAACTTGAGGGCTGTCAATTTTAATAGCGACCCTACGCACACCGTATGCTTCGTAAATACGGCCGCTATAAATGCTGTCAAGTGCCATCATCATAGCATCAACACGCCGTTGGATTTTTGAGTCCCAACGGCTTTTGTTAGCATAATTACGCATTCTAGCGTCTTGAGCAGCCCACCATTTATTAGGGGCTTCTTGTGTATCTTTATCTACAGTTAGCATAACTAAGTCCTTAATGAGAGTTAAGTTCTGGGTTACAACTGTTAACAATTTCACGCTCTACAGCGTGAGCGGGCTTACGACCTCTAACAACATCAACTAATAGTATAGCAAAAACCTCGGGACCATGCGACCTAATACTGCGGCATAAAGCCCACGATTTGTTCTCAGTTAGTGCTCTGCGAACATGCTTTTGCCAGCGTATTTTGAGAGCACGATTAACTTGGCCGCCACACACTGTAATGCCCACATAATGCTGGTCGGTCACGGTATTGACCAACATGTAGACAGCATGTCGGGTGTCTTGTCTGCGTTTGCGTTTTGCATTTTCCATACTCATAGTATAGCAAAATGGGCAACCGCTGTCAAATTGTGGCAGGAAAACAACACTCAAATGTCTGTTTTTTAGGCAAACGAGTGTTGTTTTAACGCCACAAGGTGTTGTTTTTCAACAACTTAGTGCAGAATGCGATTAGGCGCTGTAAGTTCGTCCACGCCCAGAATTTCCAAAATTGCTGCTACTGTTTCGTTTGGGTCTGTAAATCCGCTTTCGGGACCAAAAACCGTTTTGAGATTACCGTCTTTGTCAAGTAAAAAACCTATATCAGTGCTTTCAATATCTAGATCATCAGTTTCTTCTAGTTCTACTACGTTTGCATCGGGTTCAGCTATTACGTTGGTACGTTTTGACATTTGGAACTCCTTTGTTCACTTAGTATTTACTTAAAAAGTATCAAACTCATGAGTACAGTTTGTCCGCAGAATCCCAAACAGATTGTGGCTATATAGAGAAAATTTCTTTCAAATAAACTTTTGAAAAATACAGCTATTAGAGCAGCCCAGACAAATAACATGACGTCCACAGGCGGCATACGATCGCTCTGATTAGTCAAAACAGCAAGTAAGGTAGGCACACTGCTGAGATGCAGCATGACTATCATTAGCCATCCTAGGGTATGTGCACTGACATTACCCAAATGATCACTAACAAAACCCAGAATGACCCTGGGTAGACCGGCAATATATTGCACTGTTTGATCCAACGATTGATTTGTTTTCATTATCTGTTTCACTTATAAAAAATATGACGACCAATTTTGGCAATACGCTCGCGCTTCCAACCCGGATTGACATAGTCGGCATGATAGTAGAGCGCCTGAGTCAGGCTCGGTAATCTAAAACCTTCTAATAGAACCTTTTTTGCCACATCCATACTTTCATTATACACAGATCGATGTATAATGCGACTGGCACTTGCTCGATCGCAGTACCAACTGAACTGACAGATCACACGTTGATAGATGATGTTTTTTTGATAAATCACACGGCAGATATCGTCGGGGAAGCCTTGATGATTGGCACGATTCATTGTGACCTGTGCCACAGCAACTTTGCCTTCAAATGGCTCGTTGGCAGCTTCAAAATAGATATTACGAGCCAGACAGTCCAATTGACGTTCGCGATGTTCAGCTGTGATCATGCTGCCTTTTACTTCTTCCAATCGGTTGAATTTAGATTCAATGACCCATTTGGTTAAACCATAACAGGCATAGGCACCAATGACCATCAAAGCTATTCCAATAAATTGGATTAAGTATTTTTGAACATGAGAATGAATCACATACTTTGAATCACAATTTTCCAAAATAATTCCTTTATAGAGACGCACTGACCCGGGTAATATCTTAGGTCGCTATTTTTTTGGCGTATTCAGTTGGATTGACTGTGCTTTGTGCAGAAAGACCATATCTTTGCAGATTGGCAAGATTTGGTCCTTCGACCTCAATGGCCGTCCTGATAGCTTCTCCGGTTAAGTCATTGGTGGCCAAATTCTTTACCAGATTGCCATACCCCAGTGACATCTCATCAGCATGTAAGCTATGCAAACTTGGAATCCAACTCATGACATCTGATTTATTACCATTTAAGGTGGTATCTATACCGGCCTCGTTTTGGTTCACACGCTCGGATGTGTACCTATGGAAAACACTAGAAAATGCCGTATTGCCTTGACTAATCAACTGTTGAACTTGTGCATTACCACTGCCTGTTATAGCAGAAGCGGCAGCTGAAATAGCAGCAGCTCCGCTGGGATTAGTTGGATCGGCCTTTGCTGCTGTAATGGCACTCATTAAATTTGTACCCAATGACGATTGCATTAATGATGTTTGTCCACTGATCATCGCTGCAATATTCGCTGTATATCCTTCACCAGTTAAACTTCCTAATATGTCTGTCATTGTGGGATTATTGAACACACCACTTCCAGATTGACTGGCCAATAATGGTGTAAATGCCGCCTGCCAATTGCTTGTATTGGCTGCTGCTGATGTCAAATAACTAAGGCCGGGTTCCTTAAATCCACCGAGCATGGTACCCCAATCTTTCCAAGATTCAAAGTTTCCTCCGGTACCTGCCACGGCACCTAGTTTGTCCGAAACAGCACTAAGACCTCTTGTGGCCAGATCAGGAAACAAAGATTGTGTGGCACTACTCAATACCTTGCTGGGATTTAACACATCTGCCAATGAACTTAAACTAGATTGCGGAACAAATTGACAGCTATCAAGTATTTGATTTAATTCTCTACCTTGTATTGTATTCATGGCCTGTTCTATAAGTCTAGAATCAATTGCCGCCAAATTGGCAAGATTGACACCGGGCGCTACTTTGGAAATTGCGGCACTAATAGTATCACCAAAACCTTGATCTATTAGATTTTGTACTATGCCTGTTGGTGTGAATGCAGCAAGATCACCGACCTTAAACATAGTACCAAAATCATTGGTAAGCTGTCCAGTGAAGGCGGTAAAAGCGCCGCTAGATAAATTGTTAAACTGACTGCCAATTCCCGCAGTGGCTAGATTACGAATACTATTAAGACTAAATCCCATGGGATTCTGTGCCAAATCCATTCCTGATATTTGTTGTAGACTACCTAGCAAATTAAAGTTATTCTGAGCGTAACCATTGGCTATATCCAAATTCTTAATAAGACTAGTAGGACCGTTGGCCAATAGAGCATCAGTCCGACTGATAATATCACCAATTAAATTATTGTTATTCAAGGCAAGCCCGGTTGGTATCTGCGATATTAAATTCGTTGGAATCACCCCAGATGCAAAACTAGGAACAGTTTTTACTGCATTTACTATACTAGGATCCACTCCCGGTATTGCAAGTAATCCCTGTGCTGCACCACTGAGGGAAGCAGGATTTGCAAATGTAGTCAGTTGCGTATTCATGTTGGCAGCTATGTCTAGTCCTAATCCACCGGCTAAACCAGCAGCAGCCACCGCTAAAATAGGGGTAAAAATATTACACATACTGGTATTTAGTTAAATTTATTGGTAGTTATTGTGCGCTAGCACTTAATACGAATGACTCGTTCTATTCCGCCACGATCTATTGTCCAGCCACCCGGCCATGATACTGTGACATCGCCGTCGTTTTTAGAATCACGCACCGGGGGACCTGAAGTTGAAGTAGGGCTTTGATTTCCTCCTACAAAAGTATATCTACCATTATTAGCAGTATAGCAGAAATTTACATGAGTTGAGGACCATAAAACCAAATCTCCGGGCTGCATTTGACTAATTGGCACAGGATAACCATCATATTGGGCATACTTATTTACAAGGTTGCGAGCACCGGCTTCCCTGATCCATTTCATACCACTTTGTTTCATGGCGAAGCAAGCAAATCCAGCACACCACGGAACCTGGTCAGACGAAAAACTTAACCCTAAATTTTTCCAAATGTTCAGTATGTTTGTATTACTAGTAGAACCACCTTGTCCGGTTTCTCGCCAAAGTCCATTTTTGGCCTCTTGTAAACATCTTTGTAAAAATGGTATAACAGTAAGACTTGTACCTTGACACTGTGTTGCTGGTTGGTCCTGCACTCCCGAGTTCTCAGCAAAGTCTGGGGCTTTATTAGGTTTTTCTTGGTTTCTACCTTCCGCAGTGTAAGCAGGATTGTAGTAAACATTGGGATTCGATACAACATTTGGATCTGTGTACGTAGGCTGATCTGCTGATGGTGCAGAGTTGTCGTAGATAAACAAGGTACTTTGATTGAGATCAAGTTCAGGTATTCTATTTTGATCCCCAACTTGTACATTACAACTTCCTAAGACCAAACTATCACCGCAGGCAGCTAAGTGACCGGCTCTCACTATGGGCCTATGATTAACTAGAACCGCACAGGTTCCTTGTACCATCGGGACAGGAGGATGTTTTTTTCCTTTGATGGATAAATGTGGCTTAACAAGATCTCCTCTACGAATAGCGCCTTTGTTGTTAACCAAAACATCACAAGAACCAATGTTTACAGTGCCGCTGACACCAATGAGATCTTGATTGGCACGACCTGCCCCGGCCATTAAACTTCCTCTGGCTGTACTTGTTCCAATGGTTCGTCGGTTGTTACTGTTAAATAATGTTCGACCATTTTTTCATGAGTTTTACACATGGTGATAATGTGCTCATCACGATATAATAGATTTTCGTGAGACGGATCCAGTCCAAACATGGCCTGAATTAGTCCTAGGCCATCTTTGCTGGTTACAATAATACAAGGCTTTTTAACCTCGTATACCCCATTGGTCTGATCAATGAGTTCTCCAACAATTTCGTCTCCACTGATCAATTTAAAATTTACTATGGTACCAATATCATACTTTGACTTTACTTTTTCGATTAACATTATAACTCCAATTTGATTATTTTAATTCAACAAACTTCGATTCTTCTAATTTAACGAGACCCGAATATCCGCCTGTGACAAATAATTTACCATTGAGATAAATTTGTGGTACAGTTCTGTGGCCTTGGGAAATAATAAATTCTTTGGCCGCTGTATCTTGATCAATGGAAATTTCTTGATAGGCAATGCCTTTGAGTTCTAATAGATATTTGGTTTTATCACAAAATGGGCAATTGTCTTTGCTATAAACAGTCAACATCAGGCTTTCTCCACCTCGACTACGATACTACTATCATTGGCAAGTTCTTCGGCCACGCTCGATAGAGCATCTAAAATATCCCCAGTGACCAGAGTTGGAGGAGAACTTTCGTTCTTGGTTAATTTACAAAATTTAACCAAAACAATTTCTTCGTGTATTTGAGGCATTTGTATTTCCTAGGGCAAGGCTGTGATTTCTATACTAATTTCAGATTCTGGAAGTAGTTCGAAATTTGTGTAGTTTTGAATTAGGGTGGAAAATTCTTCTAGGTTTATCAGAGATGTCATTTGACTTCCACTGACATCGTCCTGATCACGTGCCAGACGACTTAACCTTAGCAACATAAATTCATTGACTATGGCCATTGTTATACATTACCAGCGGTAATTGAAGCTTCTACCAGCACCTGTACGCTAAGTCCGGATGCGGACACTGCATCATTGATTAATGATTGTGCAGTAGATTCAACTGTGCTTCTTATAGTTTCGGTGACCATGGTGTAATTAGCTACATTCGCTTCGTCACGAACAATGGTACTAAAACGAAGAAGAAGTCTTTCTTCATCAATCTTTGCCATAATTTCTCCTTAAATGTCGGGCAGTTCGACACGATCTACAGTCTCTGACATTACACCTATTATATAATTTGTGCTTTCAGATTCCTGCAAGGCCGTTTGTTTTTTATTTATGTTAACGTGTTTGTTAAACCAAGGAATAGGGGATGACCTTGGATGCTCTTCTAAATATTTTATACCTATTTCTTTTAGCCTAACAAAGGCAGTGTAGTCAACAAAATCTTTCAAGATTTGACTGTTTAGCCCAATTACCACACCTTTCCTAAACAAATAATCAGCCCAGATTTTTTCTTCGCGTATGACATCCATGTACATGGCATAGACTTCCTGCTCGCATTCTTGTCGTGCTCGAGCAAATCTAGAGTCTTCTTTGATGACTTGGTTGATAATCCAAGCTGTCCATTCTGCATGTAACAGTTCGTCTTGCAGAATAAGACTGATAATATTGCCGTTGCCGATAAAAATACGATTTTCCACCATGGCCAGGCTTGTGGCAAAACTAACCATAAAGCGTAAGGCTTCCAGTGCATAGCTGGCATTTAGAGCCATCCATATGGCCCTTATATGTATTTCTTCATTGACATCAGGTTTGCCCAGTTCTTTAAGACAATTAACTTCGTGTAATCTATCATAATATCGGCCTATGCTGCTGGCCATATCTATGATTTCTTGGGTATTATGAATTTTATTAAATTCTTCCTTGGGTATTCCGTAGACATTGCGTATTATGTGACTATAACTTTTACTGTGTATATTGGTTTCGAAAAAACTCCAGTTGTTGACCAAGGCTTCTAGTTCAGGAACGCTGATCACAGGTGTGAATATCTGTGCCGGTGCACGACCCTGTATACTATCTAATGCAGTTTGACGTAACAAATTACTGGTAAAGATGTGCCGGACTGCTTCTGTGGCTTCTTTAAAATCAATCTTGTCTTTGGTCAATGTAATTTCTTCTGGAACCCAAAAAAAGCCGCGAGCAGTTTCCTCGAACTTTTGAATGCGCGGATATTTGACTTCTTCAAATCGTTGAACGGTAACTGGACCACAGGGGTCCAAAAACATAAAACGTTGCAGATAATTTGTCTCTTGTCTTAGATTATATTGTTTCTGGCTCATTATTCGTCATACTCTACATTTATACCGCCGTCATTGTCAACATAAACGGTGGCTTTTTCTTTTTGCAGTGCTGTTAGTAAAAATCCTTCTGCTTCTTTTTCTATTTCGGGAATTTTGGTTATTCCGTAACTGTATAAAAGACCGATAATCTTTTCTCTATTAGTTAATTGATTTTCTATCATAATTTACATGCCTCGCAATTTTCTTGCTCTAGATCTATTAGAGAAGTTGATAAGTTGAATGTAACCGGATTGTTGATACTGGCATCTCCTGTGCCAGATTTAGCACCGATTTTATTTATTAAACTGTAGTATATGGTTTTGATACCCCATTTATAAGCTAGAATCAAATTCTTAGCTATAAGCGTAGCAGGAATTTTATTGTCTTTAAAGTAAGCTGGATTATAAAATGTATTTGTACTTATACTTTGATCAACATAGGCTGCAATTACTGCTGCTGTTTTGAGATATTCGACACAATCCCGCTGTTCCCACATAAGCTGATAACGATTTTTTAGTCTACGATATTCGGGCACGACCTGAACGAAAGACCCTGCTTTTGATTCTTTAACTGATATTAACTCCATGGGCATTTCGATGCCGTTAGTTGAATTCAATACTACCGAACTAGACTCTACAGGTGCCACAGCCATTAGGGCGGCATTGCGTATGCCTGATTTCAGTAATCTAGCACGTAATGGTTCCCAGTCAAGACTGGGCGTGAAATCTGCCAGCTCATTGACTGCCTGGGCTCGACGTTCCCAAGGGAATATTCCTCGGCCATAGTAGGTCTGTGCCGACTTACTGCAAGCACCGCGCTGCTCGGCCAATTCCACACTCATTTCGGTTAGATAATAGGCCTGATGTTCCATCCAACGCCGGACTTCTGCCAATGCCGTTGGTTCGCCGTATTTGAGTCCCTTGCGGGCGTGCCAATAGGCAAGATTAGTGATGCCAACCCCGAGTGGTTCAAAGTCTTGGTTGGCCAAACGACTTTGTATACTCAGGAAGTCTTGATAGTTTAGCAAGTTGCTGAGACTGCGTACTAAAATTCTACAGCACTTACGCATTTCTTGCGGATTACGGAAACTGCCCCAGTTTATGCTGCCAAGAGTGCACAGAGCGATTCGTCCCTCAGCATCCTCAATTCTTTGGAAAGGGCGTGTCGGAAGTAGAATCTCTTGGCAAAGATTGGATTGGTAGATTGGATCCAGTCTGGTATCAAAGGGACCCTGCGCGATGACATTGTCGATGTTGACCAGATAAATTCGACCTGTGTCAGTTCGTTCTTTAAGAATACCATTTTTGAATATCTCATCCGCTGGTAATACTTTTTTCTTTTTCGTCTTATCTTGCTCATACTTTACATATAGTCGTTCAAACTCTGCTGTGTCCCTATAAAATGCTTCGTATAGGTCGGGCACTTCGTGTGGGTCAAATAAGGTAATGTTTTCACCGTTCTTAAACCTGCGCCAGAACATAGCCGAAACTACTACGCTATAATCCATTTGCCTAACACGAGTTTCTTCGGTGCCTTGATTATTTTTTAGTACAATAAGGTCTTCGAACTGTGCGTGCCAGATAGGAAAAGTCACTGTACAACTAGCATTACGAATACCACCTTGACTGCAACTGCGTAGATCTGAGAACCATTTCTTCATAAAAGGTACTAGACCCGTATGTTTGATCTCACCGTTGCGAATTGGTGCACCTAAGGGTCGAATACGGCCAATTTCCAAGCCAATTCCGGCTCGTTTTGACGCATATTTGGCCATCATTTCGCCAGCTGCAAATATACTATCAAGAGTATCATCGCTGCTGATAAGAACACAAGAACTGAATTGTTTAGTTGTAGTCCCCAAACCAGCGAGCACAGGAGTGGCAAGAGTGAAATGCCCATCTGAAGCGCACTCATAATATTCCTTTACTAATTTAAGCCTTTGATCCTTGGGTTCATTGTGAAAGGCTGTGGCAGCAGCCACAGCATATCGAACCTGCGGAGTTTCGTATACTTGCCCTGTAGCACGATTCTGTACTAGATATTTTTCACAGAGCTGAGCAATGGCAGCATAACTGTAGTTTTCATCTTTTTGATGGTCAATAAACAGGTCAATGATATTCCATTCATCTTGGGTATACCACTCTAGCAGTTCCGGGGTATACATTCCGGCATCTACATTCTTCTTTACGATGTCGTAAAGTTTAGGAGGATCGTAACACCCATAAACTTCTTTTCTTAACATACTCAGCCGCTGACGTCCTGCCACATATTGATAATTAACATTGTTAATTTCTGGGTTTTCAGTTTCATCTATTAAACCAACCATGGCCTGTAATAATAATGCATCAATTGTGCTAGTGGTCATGCCGTCATGAAATTCCAATTGGGCTTTAATTTCGATCATACTCGGACTAACGCCATCAATACCTCTACAGGCATGCAGTACCTGTCTTTGTATTTTTGATATATCTAAGCCCACACGCTCGCTATTTCTTTTAATTACATGTATCTGAGTCATTTGATTCCTTAATTTATTTTAGTTCGAGCTTAAGATCTTTGACAGTATATTTGTATTTGATAATCATCTTTTCGTCAATAAGATTTTTATTTACAATATTATCAAAGCTGAAATTAAGTACATATTTTCCTCGATTAACCCAGACAGTATTAAGCACATCATGATTTACAGTATCTTTATATATTCTTATTTCTAAATTATCAATGGTTCGATTCCAATGGTCGCTCAAGTACATAGTATACAGCATTCCAAGAGCTTTTGCAATATCACAGTAATAATTCTCATGCACCAAAGTCCAGGGTTCTGGCCATTCGTCGACTAAGTCGGGCGCCAAATAATGTGTCACATAAGGAGCGTAGCTCCATAAATGCACTGTTTGTTTGAGGGCGGTTTCTAGATCAACAGCACTGATATTTTTTCGAAAATTACGCCATTCTCTGAGTCGTTCTTCGGGTCTGAGGTTCCACATATTATGAACTGTCGCCACCGCCATCACCGCTACCTGTACCGCCGGTGAATCCGTAGGTGCTAGTGAATACACTGGCACCCACATAGGCCCAGATTTTTACAGCAAAGGGAGTTCCGGACATTGTTCCTGCTTCTTGACTGCTCACTGCTGCGGTAAAATCACCTCTTCTTTGATCGGCAGGAAGAAGTGGACTAGTTATATTGAAATCATCTCCAGTGGGCACGCCCCGGTATACCTCTGTGGCAGATCCCGGATTGGCAGATGGGAAAATAGCTCCTACCCATAGCTCAACTACGACATTAGTACAGTAATTTTTGACTGTGAAGTAGTGTTTAAAGCTGCCATCTCCGCCGGTAACTGGCCTATTTTCAAATGCCACAATGGGATTTGATACTGGTGCAGCAGTGGTCGTGGTTGAAGTGCTTGTTGTGGTCGTACCGGTAAAGCTGGTATCCTCAACAATAAATCCTTGTACTGTTGTATAAGGAGCGCCCGATGTGCTAGGATCATTTACCCAAAATCCTATCATTGTTTTTTCCATATAAGCTGAATCTGGAACAAAATCTTCTTTGGCCTCAATGGTCAGTAGGAATGAAGACGAAAGACCAGCACCAATGGAAAAGTCTCCCGAATAGATATTAAAATCATCAGGAATTTGTGCTGGTTTGATACTCGGTAATCCCGACGAGTCAGGCATTAGTTTCCAATATATATTTTTTGCCGAACCGGGATTGGTCACAGACACCGTGCAAGACCCGGTCTTGAAACCAGTCTCATTTATAAATCCGGCACCAGCTGTATAACCCGTCAACGTTATGGTCAAGGGTCCACTGGTTGTAGTGGTTGTTGAAGTGCTTGTTGTGGTCGTACCCGGTCCACCAGTGGTTGTTGAAGTAGATGTAGTGGTTGTTGGAGCAGCAGTGGTTGTTGAAGTAGATGTAGTGGTTGTTGGAGCAGCAGTGGTTGTAGTAGTGGTTGTAGTAGTGGTTGTAGTAGTGGTTGTAGTAGTGGTTGTAGT